CCTCCGCAAGACTCTCGGAATTTGCCATTCCAAAAGCTCTTGCCGGTGTTTACTAGAAAACCAAGGTCTTCTAGTGCACCTATCACGTGGCGCACACTATCTACAGGGACGAATAAATCATCTCCGTAGACGCGTACCTTGCCGCGCAAAGAAAGAATATCTCCACGCGTGATCTGGCGGTTGAGCATTCGCTCCATGCCGAGGTATATGGCCGTTAAAAAGACCATAGCCTCAATTGGAAAGCATAGAGCTGAACCCATAGACGCGTACTTGGCGAGGGGCATAACCCCATAACCAGGAACCGAGGCCTTCAGTGACCTCGTAACCATCAACGCCTCTTGTAAGAGGGGCCAACGTGAAACGAGGGAACTTACATGTCTCGTACTGACACGATCGGAAGCTTCACTGAGATCCAGTGTCGCCGATTCTCTGGTAACAGAGGAAAGTTCCGCCAGGAGCCTATTTGGCACCTGATCGGAAAAACCGATCTGCCCCGCGACAGCGTTTCGCCTGGTATTTCTACCAGCGAATTCACTTTCGAGGAGGTTTACCAGAGGTATTGCCAGGGCTTGCTGCATGTATTGCATGCAGGTTGGCTCCACAGCGATAACTCTGGGTGTCTTAAGCGTCTTTGGAACAAATACGACCTTTACAGGGCGTTCTTGTTCCGTGCGGAGGAAATGGACCCCATTGTCCTCGATCTTCTCAAGACCGAGGAGCCAGCTCGGACTAGCATATTCCGTGAAAAGGAATACGCTTTCCAATCTGGTGGGCCATTCGACCTGATCAAATTTCGCGTTGCCGCGAAGCCGATCAGCCGTGACGCCAGGACCATGTCTTGGCAGAAACGGGTCGTCTTCGTAGAGCTTATTTTCAAGTTCTTGGAAGACGTCGGCGAATAGTAAGGCAGCGATTCTGGCAAAGTCTTTATAAACTTTGTCAGAACCTAACGCTGCTGCCTTAGCCACTTCCTGCTCACACTGGACGTACTGTCTTGCCGCGCTTCGTAACCTTACATCACTGCAAGGCACGAGGATCTTCGCGAACATCAACGTGAGTTGACGTATCGCTAGGATGCAATCGACATTAGGTTCGTCCAGCAACACGCCGGATCTAGAATCGAACACCTGACGAAGGAAACCTCCTAGAAATCTTGGGAGGGGACCTCCATCAAGTCGGACCCAACCGATAAAATGGCCGGAGTCAACCTTGCCTTCATCTAGAGCTCTTTCGAACTCTTTTCCGAAGGCTGGCAGGGTAATCGTCAAAAACGACAACCCTTCATGTTCGATTCGAACCTCGAGCTTTTTGTAGTCGAGGTCGGCACTGGTGCAACACCATGTTGCCAGTTCACTGGCAACAACTCGCCAGAGAATTTTCAGGCTTTTCATGGCTCCTCCTCTCTTGAGGGGGTAGTCAGTCCAAGGCTGCAGCTTTCTGGTTAGATGATGTCGTCATCAGGATCATTGGATATGTCCTCCAAAAGGCTTGGAGGAACTTCATAACCCTCGAAAACATCGAGAATCATGTCCATG